TAATTGATGACGCTTTGGCATATATATTAACACTTGTCTGTGTAATGTTTTCTAGTATAATTCCTTTGCTCAATAGCGGACAAGAATTAATTATAGATACAAGTCTGTTTAGAATAATAGGCTCTTCTCTAGTTGCATTACTTTTGACTTTGTGGCAAGAATATAATAAACCAGATGAAACTGGATCTAAAGTAAAATCAAAAGAAGGCAAAAGAAAAAACTTCTTAAAAAGAATGATCTATGCAATGTTATTTGGATTTGGTTCTCCAATGATTATGGAAAAATTATTGACTCTTGTTAATATAGGAGTGTAGAATGAATGAAAAAATTAAATGGGTTCTTATTAGTTTTGGTGTTTGTATTATTTTCTTTTTCATCGGTTTTATATGCGCAACAAACATCTCCAACGGAAAATTTAATAAACAAATTGAGTCTTTATCAGATACAATTAAAACAGGTGAAGATGTCAATAGAGAACTCAGAAAGGCAAATATCGAGCTTGCAACTAGAAATAAATTCGTTGAAGGAAGAATTACAGACCTCAATGAACAACTCGCAGATAATAATAGACGATATCAAGAAAGCCTTAACGGAATCAAATTTTCTCTTGCAACAATCTCAAGAGAACTTGGATCGTCAAAAGACATTATACAAGGAGTTATTGAAGGACTTGAACAAATTAAAATCCTCATTCGCTCGCTTGCAGTTTTATAATAAAGCATTAATAATTCTTTCGTTAGGACTAGGTGGATATATTACTTACAATCATTTTTCTAAATAAACCCAAGGCTTTTCTCTAACTCTATTAATAATATTTTCTGCATACTGCCTAGTTTTAAGTGGTATGTCAGAATATTTTTTTACCTTATCGACGTTTCCTGGACCCCAATTATAAGCGCAGAGTGCTTCTTTCCAATTCCCGTATTTTTTATGTAAAGCTAAAATATATTTAATTCCAATTGTTGCACTATGTTCTGGATTCAATCTGTCGTAAACTTCATATCCACCAGGAAGAAATTTATTTGCCAATTCTTTTTCACAAGTTTCATTGATTTGAAATAACCCAAAACTACAAAAAAGATCAATGTTGTTTTTTCCTACTGCGGTTTCATATAAACGAGATTCTTCCCAAGCCATTGATTCTGCAAAGTGTTTAGGTAATCCAAAAAAATCTCCGACCATAGCCGCTACTTCTAAATTGTTTTTTCTTCTTTTATAATCTTTTGTTTCTGCATATAAAATGGAAGAAAACAACAACAAGAAAAAGAATGGCAATAATATTTTCATAAGATACCTTCATCGTCATCCTCGTCCTTTTTAGTTAGAATTATTGTAATTATCATTAAAGAAATAATTATAACAAAAATTAAAACACCCCAACCTAAAATACCTAACAAGTTAAGCATAAAATCAAGCATTATTTTTCTCCTTTAAGTCTTTTCTTTTCTGTTCATAATAAGTAATGTAATTCATATATAAATCTCTTGATACTACAAATGGTTTTTCTGAATCCAAATATAATTCTTCCATATATTCAATACCATATTTTTTAAACATCCATAAAGAATAATTAGGTGCTTTCCCGTGATGATGTTTAAAGTGCATTTTACTGGACATTGCGTGAGCGTTTCTTTCGTCCCATCTTAAATACGGAGAAGCTCCTTTATCATAATAATGACTGCAATGTAGTTTTTCTTTAGTTCCAGATAAAATACATCTTTTATCTCTTTCTTTTATATATGTATTAAATGTTTTATCAAGTAATTTTCTAAGTGATTTTAATGATTTAAGTTTTTTCTTTTTATCTTTGTTTACTTTTGTGTTTTTTTTCGTTTTTTTCATTTATATCCTTCATCTTACAAAACTTTATTTTTTCTATTTCAAGTAATTTTTCCTTAACTCTTTTTGCATGTAACAGCATATCTTCTTCATCTTCACTTCTTGGAATAATAGTATTTAATTCACCTATAACGTTTTCAATAGCGTATATTGTTACGTCTATTTCCGCAAGAAGAAATTTAATCTCAATTCTTTTTTTAGGGTAAACGGGAGTTTTATTTTTTAATGATTTCTGCATTAATCAACTCCAAACCTAATATTAAAAAATAATCCATTATAGAATTAATATCAACTATTCCGCCCATAGGATAATAATTTCTAAATTGATGAATAATTTCTGTTTCACTTAAACCCCTTAATTTCATTTTATTATATTCTTCCCAGACAATATAAATTTCATCAATATCTACACCGATCACTTCTCTTATTGATACTTTGGTTTCCGATTGCTTGCTATGCTCTTCTCGATTGCTTCCCATTTTTCGTCCACCCTTTTTGTTAATTCATTTTGAAGATTATTGTCTTCGACATATTTAACCAACTCATCTCTTTTCATTTTCTTACAGAATTTGCTTTGATATTTCTTTAATAGTGATTTATTATCTTCACTATAAATCCAATCAATAAATTCAGATCGCTTTATTTTTTCGCTTACATTTTTTCTATACCATTTTTCTTTTTTACTTTCTTGTAAAAACTCAATAATAGAATTAACGGAAACGTCTGGATTATCTTCATTCCAACTTGCTTCTGCTCCCGCTTCAAGTAATCCTGTTTTAGTTCTGAAGTCAAAAAGAAAATCTATGTTGGTACTAATATTATCAAGGCCATAATCAAAATAGATTGTCAAAAAGGCTTCTCGATATGGTCTTGGTGTTTTTGATTTATTATTCTTTACTTTAACTGTAACGCCAACAGGACGATCTTTTCTTTTTATTTTATTAATGTTAGCAAGCCAAAGAACAGTATGACAATAAAAATCCATTGCCTTTCCACCTGCTCGACTAAACTTCTCAAAACTCATTGGATCTAAATTACAACGTACTTGAGATATAATAATTAATAATCCATTTTTAGTTTCTATTACATCTGCAAGCTGAGGGAAAAAAGTATCAGATAAATATTTTGCTTTGCCCATTTTGTACGAGCCTTTTTCTTTATCTTTTATTTTACCTTTAAATACTTTATATTGTTCATCTGCAATTTTATCCATTTCTTTTGAAGTCAAACCATCTAAAGAATCTATAACATAAATACCGAATTCATCATCCTTAATACTATCTTCAAAAAAGTTTCTGACATTACAATATGCATCTTCAACAGTTTTAGATTTTATCCTTTGGGTTTTATCAACAGGCATAATCTCAAAACCATATAGTTTAGTTGTATCAAAAGAAAATCCAGATTCGCAGTCATCATAAACCCATTTTAATTTATTCTTATATTTTTGTTTTGCTGCTGCTATTATTTCAAGAGCAAGAAATGTTTTTCCAGAACTTTTATCACCAACAAAATTAACGATCCTTCCGGCGGGATATCCTTTTGACTCTCCGCCACCAACCAAATCATCAAGTAAATCAGAGCCAGTTGGAATGCTATGAAGTATTCTACTTTTCTTTTTAGGCGTTAATATCGCTTTATTTATTTTCTTTAAAGATTCTTTTGATATCTTTTTTTCTTGCATATCTTTTTTTCTCCCTTCCATAAATTCTAATTTCTATGTTACTTCTTTTTATCGCAAAATAATAAGCGTTGTTTTTCTCAGTTAAGTATCTCATTGATGAAATAGTAACCCATCCAAATGGAACTCTTTTTTTGCTTAATCTAATATGTAAAAATAAAGCATCTCTATTAACTACAAGATGTTTATCTATTTTCGCAATCCAATTTTCTTTTTTTCCAATATATATTAAACCCATTTTAGTTATTGGGTATTTATTTTTTAAACAAAGGGCAAGGGCTTCTTCTACTGTTATAGTTTCACCCTTGCCAGATACTTTTTTTACATAAGTCAATTTATGCCTGCTGTGATTTGCGATATAAAACCGTAGCTTTATCGAGCGCAACTAATACTTCTGAAGGATTTTGTCCAGGAGTAACGGTGGCAACAAATTCAATATCTTCGGTTTCAAAATTACCTAAATTAAATTTGCGCCTGAAGGTTACTTGTGTAATTTGTAAATCTTCCCGTTTAATACTCATTTACTTGCCTTTCTTCTTATCGTGACAAGCCTTCCAAACTGCGCATTCATCACACTCGTCTTCTGTATCGCAAGATTTTCCGAACGTATAACCTGAAGGACATTTACCAGGTGTTACTTTCCCAGAAGTTTGTTTTGAAGTTGTGCCTTTGCTTTTTTTGGAACTGGCTTCTTTGACGGACTTTCCTTTTGAAGATTTGCTTTTGGCTTTGACTGGTTCGTCGTCTTCATCGGAATCTTCGTTATCGTCACTGTCCTCGTCTTCCGATTCCCCGTCACTTGAATCTTCATCGTCCTCGTCTTCTTCGTCTTCATCAGTGTCTTCATCGTCATCTTCGTCTTCATCGTCCCGACTTTTACTAGATA